GAGGTAAAGTCATGGGGTGGTCTCGATCTGATGCAGCTCGTCGGGGCTGTGGTGAACGAGGCGCGCACAGATAACCCGGTAGAGATCTGCGTTGATACGATCGGGCTTGGCTCTGGTGTTGCCGACCGGTTGCGCGAGATGGGGTACAATGTCAGGGATGTGAACGTCGCTGAAGCGTCAGCCATGAACCCGAACGCGAACAAGTTGCGGGATGAGTTGTGGCTGTCGGTTAAGGATTGGCTGGCAACGCGTACTGTGAAGATGCCAAACGAGCCGACTTTGCGGCATGAACTTGTCGCGCCAAGGTATAGTTTTACGTCTGCGGGTAAGATTGTGGTAGAATCAAAAGACTCGATGAAGAAGCGCGGTATGCGTTCGCCTGACTTGGCTGACGCGCTTTGCTTGACCTTCGCCGGTAATGCTGCGCTTGTTGGCGGCAGGGCTACTCCTTGGGTTAGAGGTAAACCGATTAAGCGTGCAATTAAGGGAATTGTGTAATGGCAAAGAGTCCTGCATGGCAGCGTAAGGAAGGGAAGAACCCCGCCGGTGGGTTGAACGCAAAGGGGCGTGCTTCCGCTAAGGCTCAAGGGATGAACCTGAAGCCGCCGGTGAAATCTGGCGATAACCCTCGTCGTGCATCGTTTCTCGCTCGCATGGCAGGGATGCCGGGTCCAGAGCGCGACGAAAAGGGCAAGCCAACGCGGTTGCTGTTGTCGTTGAAAGCATGGGGTGCATCATCAAAAGCTGACGCGAAAGCGAAGGCAAAAGCGATCTCCGCACGGAATAAGGGGAAGTGACATGAAGAAGGTTTGGGAAACGAAAGACCCCACAAAGAAAGACAAGAAGCTCTCGCCGAAGCAAAAGGCTTCCGCTAAAGCTATGGCGAAAGCGGCAGGGCGACCATATCCGAATTTGGTAGACAATATGCGTGCAGCGCGAAAGGCGAAGAAAAATGGTTGAAGCATGTCCGGTCGCCACGCGCGACATCACAGTAAACTTACAGAATCGCGGCAAAGCGATAGATAAGGCTGACTATGGCCCGATGAACCCCCGCGAGCCGAATGAGCAATACTGGCGCAAGATGGCCTCGAAGTGGGACGTATCACCGGATGAGGCGAAGACGATGCGCTGCGGTAACTGCGCCGCGTTTATCCAAACCTCTGACATGATGAAGTGCATCGAAGAGGGTATTGCCGGTAAGGATGGGCGTGAACAAGATGCTATGGGCACGGTTGAAGCAGGCGATCTTGGCTTCTGTGACATCTTCGACTTTAAGTGCGCCTCTGAGCGTACCTGCGCGGCTTGGATTGTCGGCGGTCCTATTACGGATGAGTCTGACGAGGAAGGCGAAGAGGAAGAATACGCTGAAGGCGAAGAGAGCGAAGAGGACGAGTACGGTCCTATGGCTGAAGGGGCAGGTTTGCTTGAGGGTAAGTTGATCGGATGAACCTAGCGATCTGTATACCGGCTAGAGATGAGGTCTATGCCGGTTTTGCCAAGGATCTCGCGGTCCTATCAGCTCACTCGTACGCTGCGCCAGAATGGTCGAAATTGGATATACTTATGGTCAGCGGCACTCTGATCGCCGACCAGCGGATGAAGCTCGTCCGTATGGCGTTAGATGGTGGCGCAGACTATTTGTTGTTTCTTGACAGTGACATGCGCTTCCCTTCTCATGTAGTAAATCAACTACTGAAACACGATCTACCGATTGTGGCAGCAAACTACGCAACACGGCGAATCCCTGTCAAAACTGTGGCGTTCAAGAACTTCCAGAAGCTCGAATATGTAACATCTGGTGAAGGATCTACAGGGTTAGAGGAAGTTGACGCTGTAGGGATGGGGTGCATGTTAGTGAAAGCTGACGTGTTCCGCGCCATGCCGATGCCGTGGTTCCAGATCGGGTATTCGCCTGATTGGAAGGCGTTTATCGGTGAGGACATGTACTTCTGCCGCGAGGCTCAGAAGGCAGGGTTCAAGGTCTACATTGACCATGATCTCAGCAAGCAGGTAAGACATATAGGTGTGCTAGAGTTCATGCACGAACACGTTGATCTTTAAGGAGAAACTGCGATGAAGGGTAAGGGTTCAGCCAAAATAGCTAAAGTGATGGGCGAATATAAGCGTGGCAAACTTCACGCAGGCGTTAATCCGAAAGGCCCGAAGAAGGCACCGCTCGCTAAGAGCCGCAAGCAGGCCATCGCGATTGCGCTTTCTGAAGCAGGCATGTCGAAGAAGAAGAAATGAAACACTTCTACGAAGACATCCAAGGCTGGTTCAACTTCACAAGACCGTATCGCGATGCAGTGCTAGAGGCGCTGCCTAGTGGTGCGGTCTTCGTGGAGATCGGCTGTTGGAAGGGCAGATCGTCTGCGTTTCTTGGTGTCGAAATCGTCAACTCTGGCAAAGACATACAGTTATACTGCGTCGATCACTGGAAGGGATCTGACCAAGTCCACAAAGATGACCCGGAGCTGAAGTCGGTGTACTCAATCTTCAAAGCGAACATGAAGAAGATCGAAGGGTTAAAGATGACCCCTATTCGGTCTGACAGTGCCGGTGCTGCCGCTAAGTTCCAGGATGGCTCTGTCGATTTTGTGTGGATCGATGCCGGTCACGAGTATGAGGAAGTGAAAGCCGACATCGAGGCATGGATGCCGAAGCTGAAACGGGGCGGAGTCATGGGAGGTGACGATTACCCGTTCGATGGTGTATCTAAGGCTGTGAAAGAATTACTGCCCAAGCACGAGGTAGGCTCAGAGAGCGGCTGGAAGTGGTGGCGCGTGAGAAAGGTCTAAGATATGGCGATTTCAGGATATGACCCCGACAACATTCCGGTATCCGTCTCAGCACCGCGTGCTTATGACGACGACACGGGTATCCTGACACCGGGTATCAATGACCAGCCGATGGATGAAGAAGAGTTTCGCTCTCGTGTTCGTCAGGCAATTGAAGACGCAGCAGTTTATATCGATACCTATATCGCGCCAGAGCGCGAGAACGCGATGTCCTATTATCTGGGCAACGATTTCGGCGATGAGGAAGAAGGTCGCTCACAGGTCGTGATGACCGAAGTGCGTGACACAGTTCTGGCGATGCTTCCATCGTTGCTCCGTATCTTTACCGGTGGCGACAAGATTTTGGAGTTCGTCCCGAAGACCGCAGAAGATGTCGAAGTCGCGGAGCAGATGACCGATTTCATCAACTACATCTTCATGCAAGAGAACCCTGGCTTCCGCATTCTCCATGACGCGATGAAAGATGCGCTCATTCTGAAGGAAGGTGTTCTGACTTGGTATAAGCAGGACAAGGAAACTGTCGAGGAATACTCTTACTCAGGTCTGTCACAAGAAGAAGCAGCACTTATTGCGCAAGACCCGCAAGTGACTGTGCTTGAGTTGCAGGAAGAGCAAATCTTTACCGCACAGACGAATGTTGTGACGATGTCGCCAGACATGAACATGACACCGCGTGTCTTTTCGATGCGTGTGAAGCGCGTCATCCGCGAGCCTCGCTATATCGTTGAGTGTATTCCGGTTGAGCAATTCTTGATCGACAACCAAGCAACAAACATCGATGACGCATTGATTGCCGGTCGTCGTAAACTTGCAACTGTGTCTGAGTTAGTAGCGATGGGCTACGATAAAGACATCGTTGAGATGAATGCTGGCTCAGGTGGGTTTGAGCTGAATATGGAAACACTGGTTCGTAATCCTGCTGACCAGTCGTTCTTTGGGGTGGCAAATGGAAACGACGAAAGCACAGATAAAGTCTACTACGTTGAAGCCTATATCCGCATCGACAAAGATGGCGACGGTATCGCCGAACTGCATAAAGTCTGCACAGTCGGCAATGGCGGTTATATCGTCCACCAAGAAATAGTTACAGAAATCCCGTTCGCTCTGCTTTCGCCTGATCCTACGCCGCATACGATTTTCGGTAAGTCGATTGCAGACCAGACGATGGACCTGCAACTGATTAAGTCCAACATCATGCGTAACACGCTTGACTCATTGGCTCAGTCGATTCACCCGCGCACGGGTTTCGTTGAGGGTCAGGTCAACGTAGACGATTTGATGAACAACGAGACAGGTGCGCTTATCCGTATGCGTTCGCCTGGTGCGATTGTCCCATACTCGACACCGTTTGTCGGTCAACAGGCGCTTGGTGTCATGGGCTATCTCGATGAGATCAAGACGCAGCGCACGGGTATCTCGCGTGCCTCGCAGGGCTTGGATGCAGAAGCACTTCAGTCGACGACGCGCGCAGCAGTGCAGGCACAGTTGTCTTCGTCGCAAGAACGCATCGAGATGATCGCTCGTCTCTTTGGTGATGGCTTGAAGCGTTGCTTTAAGGGATTGCTGCATCTCGTTGTACAACATCAGGATAAGCCGAAGATCATCCGTCTTCGTAACAAGTTTGTGCCCATCGATCCGCGCGGTTGGACTGCCGACATGGATATGGTGGTCAACATTGCTTTGGGCCGTGGCTCAGATGAGCAACGCATGATGTTCTTGCAGCAGATCGCCGCGAAGCAAGAGCAAATCCTTCAGCAATATGGACCGAATAACCCGATGGTCTCGATCCAGCAGTATGTCTCGACGCTGAACCAGATCACCCAGTTGGCTGGTTTCCAAAACCCGGCGCAGTTCTACTCAGAGCCGACACCAGAACAGATTCAGCAATACATGCAGGCGATGGCTCCGAAGCAGAAGGCAGACCCAGCAGAGATGCTGGCACAGGTCGAGGCAGAGAAGACCCGCGCCGACATTCTCATCGCGGCAGCAAAGCAGGAACTCGAAACCAAAAAGGCGCAGGCAGACGCGGATCTGAAGCGCGATCAGCTCATCGCCGATGTGATGCTCCGTGCTGCCGAGATTCAGGCAAAGTATGGCGCACAGGTCGATGTGGCAAGCATCAACGCAGAGGTGAACCGGCAGCGTGCGGAGATCGAGGCCATGTTCTCGATCCAGTCACAGCGTGAGCAGGCCATGATGCAGACGCAGATGCCACAACCGATGCCAGGGATGATGTAATGGAAGACCAAGATCTCTTCCGCGCTGCCCAAGCGCTCAAGAACAGCATTGCGACGAAGGCTCTCTTTAACGCCTTGCGGGACAAGTACACCCAGATCTGGTTGTCCTCTGACCCGAAGGACGTTGATGTCAGGAATGACGCGTATCACATGATGCGTGCCATCGCAGATCTACAGGGGCAGATCGACGCTCTCGCCGGTACCCCAGATGTAGTCGCGTTTAACCGCCGCTTGAAGGGGCGATAGAATAGGAGTATTTACATGAGCAATCAGGCCGAGCAGTCGCAGACCCGCGAAATCGGCGTATCAGAAGCTGCAACTCGTATGGCGGCGCTACTGGGAGGCGATGAGCCGAAACCCAACGCGCAACCGGAGCCAGCTCCTGCCGAGGCTTTAGAGGCCGAGGCGACGGCAGACGAGGTCGATGAGACCCCAGTGTTGGAAGATGGTCTAGCTGCTCAAGCTACTGACGACACTGAGGAGACCGATTCTGGCGCGGATGAAGATGGTAACACGGTTGAGAATCTCTCGCCGGAAACCCTCGTAACCGTCAAGATCGACGGCAAGACGCAGGAGATTCCGCTCAAAGAGGCTCTCGAAGGTTATCAGCGGCAATCCGATTATTCGCGAAGGATGAACGAACTCCGTCAGGAGAAACTTTCATTCGAGCAAGAGTATGAGGCAGTTCGAACGGAGCGCCAGCAATACGCGACCCTGATCGATGCGCTTGATGCACAGCTTAAAGAACTCGTGCCGCAAGAGCCAGATTGGGAACGGTTGCACAAGGAAGACCCGTTAAACTTTCCTCTGGTCGAAAAGCAATGGCGTGACTACCAGGCACGCTTGGCTGCGACGAAAGCCGAAAAGGAACGTCTCAGCTACTTGCAGCAGAAGGAAGAACAAGATCGGTTGAAGACCATTGTGGAGCAAGGTCGCCAGTATTTGGTGAAGCAAGTCCCAGAATGGAATGATCCGAACAAGTGGAACGAAGCGCGTGCAGCGTTGAAGGAATACGGACAGAAAGTCGGGTATTCTGAAGACGAGTTAGCTCAAGCATACGATCCACGAGCAATTCTTGTTCTGGAGAAGGCGCGTAAGTATGACGCGTTAATGGCTAACAGACCTAAGCCTGACAAGAAGGAAGGTCCGAAGCCGTTGCGTTCAGGAACGCCTGCATCCGCCCCGAAGCAGCAGACCGAAGTTGCTCGCGCGAAAATGCGTCTCAGTAAAACCGGTAGCGTCGATGACGCTGCTAAACTCTTTGGCCTAATGGAAAGTAGGAGACGATAATGCCTTCCGTAAGTAAAGTACAAACCTATCAAGCTGTAAACGAACAGCGCGAAGACCTTTCAAACATCATCTATGACATCAGCCCGACCTCGACTCCGTTCATGTCGAACGTAGGCCGTGACACGGCAGACAACACCTACTTCGAATGGCAAACGGACTCGCTCGCAGCAGCGAACGGTTCCAATGCATTGGTCGAAGGTGCAGATGCCGGTAACACGGACTTCACCGACACGAACCGCGTTGCGAACTACACGCAGATCAGCGGCAAGGTCGTTGCAGTTTCTGGTACGGCACAGGCTGTTAACATGGCCGGTATGCGTACGCTTTTGGCTTACAACCAAGCCAAGGCTGCAAAGGAACTCAAGCGCGACATGGAAAAGATCCTCCTGTCGAACCAAGCTGCTTCAGCTGGTAACAGCTCAACGGCTCGTTACACCGCTGGTGTTCCTGCTTGGTTGATCACGAACTCTGTCGCGAACGGTGCAACCGCTCCGACGCTTTCGTCTTCACCGAACGGCTACCCGAACGCTGCTTGGACGAACCTCTCGACCTCGACAGACGTTGCCTTCACTGAAACCATGCTCAAGACGGCAATTCAGAACGTCTGGTCACAGGGCGGCGAAGCGAAGATCCTTATGACGGGTCCGTACAACAAGACCGTCGCATCTGGCTTTGCTGGTATTGCTCAACAGCGCATCACCTACAATCAGGTGCAGCCTGCTGGCATTATTGCCACCGCTGATGTCTATTTATCCGACTTCGGTGAGGTGTCGATGGTGCCAAATCGGTTTGCCGATGAGCGTTTCGCACTTGTTCTCGACCCAGAATACGCGTCTGTTGCGTATCTCCGTCCTTTCGAAACAATCGACATCGCCGCAACTGGCGACTCGATGAAGAAGGAACTCGTCGTTGAGTACGGTCTCCGCATGAAGGCTGAAAAAGCCCATGCAGCGATTGCAAACCTCACGACCTCTGCCTGATAATAGAGAGGGGCGGTACGCCGCCCCTCTTTTCTCTTGGGGAGCACCATGAGCGATAAAGATTACGCACCGGGCGAGTTCACACTTGGTTATGACGGGTTCACCGGAACTCTCACCAAGATGAAAGTCGAACATGATGGCACGATGCATTTCATTGATACGACTGACATTTCAGACGTGGCAAAGTTTAACCAGGAAGAGATGAACGGTGTTTCACGGACGACCAGATCTGGAGATATGGTTAGAGTGGCTCGTCTTCCTATGCTTGTTTTGTTGCAGCTTAAGGAGCGTGGTATTCTTCACGACAAGAATGCACTGAAACGCTGGCTGAATACCGAAGAAGCGCGACCATACCGGACGCACCATTACACGAGTTGACGATGACAATTACGAGTTACGCCACACTCCAGTCTGAAATTGCGTCATGGCTAAACCGTGACGATTTATCGTCTATCATCCCGACATTCATTCAGTTTGTCGAATCAGATGTTAACAGCCGTTTACGGCACCAGAAAATGGTTGTCCGTGCTCAGGCGACGAGCAACCAAGAATATGTACAGCTTCCTGGTGACTGGCTTGAGGCGATTAATATCCACATCGTTGATGGCGCACAGCCACTGCGTTTTGTAACGCTTGATGAGGCAGACCGTATCAACAAGCAGCAGATCGTTACTCAGCCGTCCTTCTACTCGATCATGGACGATGCGCTTGAGATTGTCCCTGCACCGGGATCAAATATCGATATTGAGATGATCTATTACGGTAAGATCCCCGCTCTCAGCAACCAGAACACGTCAAACTGGCTCCTTGTTAAAGCGCCAGATCTTTACCTTTATGGATCACTCGTACACGCTGCACCGTATCTCTTAGACGATCAGCGTGTCGGGTTGTTCGCGAATATGTATAATTCGCGTCTCGAAGCGCTTGCCTTGGAAAGCGATAAGGCGGTGCATAGTGGTGGTCCTCTAGTCGCTCGCACGCGCAAAACTTACGGTTAAGGAGTTAGAAATGGCAGGCTTTACGAATTACGCTGAGAATCTTGTTCTTACTTGGACTTTTACAAGCAGCTCGGCAACTCGCCCAACATCTTGGTATGTCGCGCTTTACACAGTTGCCCCAGGCGAGTCCGGTGGCGGCACAGAATGCACAGGTACATCCTATGCCCGTCAATCAGCCACATTTACCGTGACAGGTACAGCGCCAACGACAGCATCAAACAGTGTTGCAATCGAATTTCCAACAGCCGGTGGCTCATGGGGCACGATTGTCGCCGCTGCAATCCTAGATGCGTCAACATCTGGTAACATGATTGCATTCGCTGATCTCACGACATCCAAGACAATCGACACAGGCGACGTGCTCCGCTTCAACACCGGCGCTCTTACGATTACATTGGACTAATAAATGTCGCGTGACTATGGACTCTCAGACTATGGCGTAAATGTTTACAGCGACTACCTCGTCAATGGTCGAGACTATGGCTTATACGATTATGGCGAAGGAGTTTATGGGCAAGTAAGCGTCTCAGACGCTACTGCCTCATTTGCTGCGCAAAGTAGTGCCACTGCTGCGATAGTCCGTATCGTCGATGCAACACTTACATCTATATCGGTTTCTTCATCTGGGGCTGCTGCCGCTAATACAGAGATAGCGTTTTGTAACATATCATTAGAAAGTTCAGCGTCTGCTTCTGCACAAAAACTAAAAGATGTCGTTGCATCTTGTAATTCAGTAAGTAATGCTAATTTTTATGCTTATGTTACACGCGCAGCGGCAGCGGAGATAGCAGCGCAATCTGACGCGACAGCTGACGGGTATACAGCGCAGTTAGCCGAGGCAATCGGTACAAGTGGAAGCGACGCAGTATTTACTTCGACGCGTGTAACACACACAAGCGCTGAAGTAGAAATAGAATCTGGGTCAACAGCTGGTGCGACTGTTACATGGAACAGCCTGCTTGATGTAGTTGCTGCTTCAACAGCGACAGCGCAGGCGCAGGCAACACTTGTTTGCGCCGCTTCAGTAAGCATAAATTCAGAGATGAGCGCGAATGGGCGTTATCTTTGGGAGCGTGAAAGCATCCAGTCTGAGACGTGGCAAACGCAAGAAATTGTGGTAGAGAATTGGGTAGTTCAATCTGCGAACTCCCAGAACTGGGTTGTGCAGTAGGAGGCCGTAATGGCAGATACATATACGACTAACCTCAACCTGACGAAGCCAGAAGTTGGCGCGTCACGCGATACTTGGGGTGGCAAGATTAATACTGACCTTGATACCGTCGATGGTGTTTTTAACGCTGCTGGCAATGGCACGTCAGTCGGTCTAAATGTCGGGGCAGGTAAAACTCTTACAGTTGCAGGAACGCTAACTGTTACGGGTTCTGCGGCTCTTGGCACGCCGTCTTCAGTGACGCTAACGAATGCTACCGGGCTGCCGATTTCGACTGGTGTTTCTGGTCTTGGGTCTGGCGTGGCGACATTTTTAGCGACGCCTTCAAGTGCAAATCTTGCCTCTGCTGTAACCGACGAGACAGGCTCTGGCGCTCTTGTGTTCGGAACATCCCCGTCTCTTTCAAGCCCGACAATCGCTACACCAACAATTACTGGTGATGTGACTAGAAATGGCGCAACATCTGGAACAATTACAGTTGCTGTGCCAGCAGTCGCTGGGACAAATACGGTAACCCTCCCAGCTGCGACTGGGACAGCAATCGTATCGACTACAGCGGTAGGTGCAATTTCCGGTACGCCTTCTGCCACAACTTATTTGCGCGGTGACGCTACTTGGGCAACTGTGTCTTCCGGTGGAGCATTTGTTAAAGAAACATTAGTCACAAGCGGAACAACTTTCACCACGCAGGCAACAACAAAAAATATTTATGTTGAAGCATGGGGCGGCGGCGGCGGTTCTGGTGGCGTGCAATCTGGCACGGTCGGCGGCGGTGGTGGTGGC